TCCGGTAATCTGCCGGCTAGCCTCGCTCACGGTCAACATTGGGCCCATCCATCTGCCTCGGGTGCGGGGCGGCAAGGTTGGGTGTGCGCATGTCGAAACAGATATGACTTGGTGGACGCTGATTAATGTCGTGGATTGGGTTCGAGGGATCGATCCGACCCCCACAGTAGAGCACATCCGCCTAGCGCTCGAAGACCGGTGCGCTTCGGGTCGAGTACGCGCTCATGGCCACCGACGGGTTTACGAACACGGCCGATCGGTGCTGATCAACCACTGGGACCCGACTTTCGTCCGGTTCGCCGACGAGTATGGAGAACCGCGATCATCGTTCGATGAAATATCCGCTACTGAGTGGAAGGATCTGACCTTCTTTGTCCGGGCCACTCATGTCACGAATGAGCAATACCACGTGGCCCTAATCTCAGCCCTCGACCGGCTAACCTCGCCTGTCGAGTTACGCTCGGTATCAAAATGCCGACTGGCCTGGAAGGACGTCGAGTTCCGGCGAGACGATGTGATCGAGGTGTGGCCTGAGGTCAGCGATGCCGCTGAGCCAAACGAGGCCAATTGCGAGCCACAAGCGGGCGCCGTCGGGGAAGCGACGGGGGGAAGGCAATTGTCGACTGGGCGTCCTGCCCTACTGTCCGACCGGGATCTGCGCGGGTGGTACGAGAAACGCGTCGCGGAGTTGGAGGACTGCGGCGAGAGCTCTTCGGGCGAAGATGATTGGGAATCGGCCAAGCAAGAATTTGGCGGACGCGTCACAAGAGCCCGAGTGCGGAAGCTGCGCGAACAATACGCGCCTACAAGCTGGATGAAGCAGGGCCGGCGGCCGCACCGGATAACAAAGTAGAAATTCGGCCGTAAATCGGCCGCCGAAAAATACGGCGGCCGATTTGCCGATTTTGACCTTCGGGCATCCCAGGCTTTAGCCTTTGTCCTATGGCGTTATTGACGACGCCTGGATCAAGACCCGGAGTATTCTTAATGACGATTATCGCCAATTCACGCGAAGGCATTAGTGCTGCGCGACGAATCTCAGTTACCTACCGCCGTATCCATGATCTGAAGCCAAATCCAACGAACCCGCGCCGGCACAGCAAGAAGCAGATCCGGCAGATTGCCAACAGCATCCAGACCTTCGGCTTCAACGCGCCGATCCTCGTTGATCGCGATGGCAACGTGATCGCCGGGCATGGCCGGCTTCTGGCGTGCCAAGAACTCGACATTATCGAGGTGCCGACTCTGTGTCTCGAGCACCTGGCCGAAGAGCAGATCCGCGCCTTTATGATCGCCGACAACCGGCTGACCGAGATCGCCACCTGGGACGATCGGCTGCTGGCCGAGCAGCTCAAGGAGCTTTCGGTAATTGGTCTCGACTTTGATATCGAGGTCACCGGCTTTGAGATGGGCGAGATCGATCTGCGCATCGCCTCGCTCGAGGACGCCCCTGATCCGACTGATGATCCCGCCGATGCCCTACCCGAGCTTCCGGCGGGGCCGCCGATCAGCAAGCCCGGGGACTTATGGCATCTCGGTTGCCATTGCGTCTTGTGCGGTAATGCTCTCGAACACGCCGATTTCGCGACGCTGATGGGTGAGGAGCGGGCGACGGTAGTCTTCACCGACCCACCCTACAACGTGCCGATCGATGGTCACGCTAGCGGGCTCGGCGCGATCCATCATCGTCCATTTCCGATGGCTACGGGCGAGATGGACAAACCGGCGTTTACCGCTTTTCTTGCTCAAGCTTGCCAGAACCTCGCCGCATTCAGCACCGATGGCTCGATCCACTTCATCTGTATGGATTGGCGTCATCTTTATGAGCTGCTGACCGCCGGCCAAGACGTCTACGACGAGCTCAAGAACCTCTGCGTCTGGGTCTAGGACAATGGCGGGATGGGCTCACTCTACCGCAGCCAACACGAGCTGATCTTTGTTTTCAAACATGGCCACAATGAGCATCGCAACAATGTCCAGCTGGGCCAGTTTGGCCGCAACCGGAGCAACGTCTGGCACTATCCTGGGGCCAATTCCTTTTCCCGTCACGGCGAGGAAGGCAATCTGCTGGCCCTCCACCCAACGGTAAAACCGGTGACGATGGTCGCCGATGCGATCCTCGATTGCTCCGTCCGCGGCGACATTGTGCTCGATTCGTTTGTCGGCAGCGGCACGACGGTGATCGCCGCCGAGCGCACCGGCCGGCGCTGCTATGGCATGGAACTCGATCCACGCTATGTCGACACGGTCATCCGTCGCTGGCAAACGCTGACCGGTGAAATCGCGCGTCACGCCGAAAGCGGCCGTAGCTTTGACGACCTCGCTCACGAGGCCGAGGTGACCGATGTCGCGTGATATGGATGATTATCAGGTGGGCTATGGCAAGCCATCCCGCCACACGCAATTCGCAAAGGGTCAATCCGGCAACCCACGCGGTCGGCCATCAGGATCAAAGAACATGGCGACATTGGTGAGAGAGGCGCTGAACAAGATGGTGATCGTTGCCGAGGATGGTGGGCGGAGAAAAATCAGCAAGTGCGAGGCGATTGTCACGCAGATTATCAACAAAGCGGCCAAGGCCGATTGGCGCGCGATCAAGATCCTGCTCGAAATCATTCGGAAAATCGAAAACAAGATACCACCAGAAACCGCGGAGAGTTCGTTTAGCGCGGCGGACGATAAGGTCCTCGAGCAGATCAAGGCGCGATGGAACCTCAATAACGGAGGTTCCGACACGCGCTCAATACCAGACAATACTGCGGCAGGATTTTAGCACCTTTGCCGCGCGCTGCTTTTACGACCTGAACCCGCAGACCGAGCTCGCGTTAAACTGGCATATCGAGGTCATCGCCGCCAAATTGGCGGCGGTCCGCCAGGGTAAGATTAAGCGGCTGATTATCAATCTGCCGCCCCGCTCTCTGAAATCGCTGCTGGCCTCGATCGCCTTCCCAGCCTGGTGTTTGGGGCACAACCCTTCGGCGCAGATCCTGTGCGTCAGCTACGCCCAGGATCTCGCCGACAAACTCGCCCGCGATTGCCGCGGCATTATGATGAGCGAGTGGTACCGGCGGCTCTTTCCGACCCGCCTGGCTCCGCACCGCCAAGCGGTGCAGGAATTTATTACCACACGCCAGGGATACCGCCTCGCCACCTCCAATGGTGGCGTGCTGACCGGGCGGGGTGCCGACATCATCCTGATCGACGATCCGCTAAAGCCGGAGGAGGCATTGTCCGACACCCAGCGGCAAGCCGCCAACGAATGGTACGACCACACCCTCTACAGCCGGCTCAACGACAAGCGTAACGGCGCCATTGTGATCATTATGCAGCGGCTGCACGAGGACGATCTGGTTGGCCACGTCCTCGAGCAGGAAGACTGGGATGTCGTGCGCTTTCCGGCCATCGCGGTGGAGGAGGAGAGGCACGAGATCGAGACGATCCGAGGACCGCGGACCTTTACACGGCGGCGCGGCGCGGCTCTGCATCCTGAGCGCGAGCCGCTCGAAACCCTCGATCGCCTCCGCCGAACGATCGGCGAGTACAACTTTGCTGGTCAATATCAGCAATCTCCGGCACCGCTTGGCGGCGGTCTGGTCAAAAAGGAATGCTTTAAATTCTACAGCGAGAAGGATCGGCCAGAGAGCTTTGAGTGCATCGTGCAGAGCTGGGATACCGCCAATAAGGCAACCGAGCTCAGTGACTTTAGCGTCTGCACCACCTGGGGCATTAACGACAAAAAGCTTTACCTGCTGGGCGTGCTGCGCAGGCGGCTCGAATACCCGGCACTCAAACGAGCGGTGCGCGATCAGCAGCGCCTCTTCAGTGCCACAGTCGTGCTGATCGAGGACAAAGCTTCAGGTACCCAGTTGATCCAAGAGCTGCGCTTCGATGGGTGCTCTGCTGTTACCGCCTACAAGCCCGAACGCGACAAGATCATGCGATTGCACACGCAGACGGGGATCATCGAGAGTGGCTTTGTCTATCTCCCGGAAACTGCACCTTGGCTTGCTGAGTATTTTCACGAGATGACGGTCTTCCCAAAGGGCAAGCACGACGACCAGGTCGATTCGACGGCTCAGTTCCTCGATTGGTTGCAAAAACCGATGAAGGGTTGGGGATTCTACGAGCTTTGCCGAAGAAGATACGAGGCACTCCAGC